GCCCATTTGCCAATGACTGTCGTGCTGGCGTTCGGGAATGTTATGGTGTGCGCTACCGTCTTGGTTGAAGCAAGTTCGCTAAATGTGTTTGAGCCGCTGAATAATAGCGTTGATGTCCCCGTTGTTCCGCCTATGGTCAACTTGTTATAGTAAAAAGTATTTCCAGAAAAAGTTCTTGCCGCAGTTGACGTATCTGATAAAACAATCGTGGACGTTGAGACTATTGGTTGAGATAGCGTGGACCATACATTACCAGTACCAGACATGGTCCACGTGCCAGAACCCATCCTTATTGTGGTGTTGGCAGCGGCACTAAACAATCCAGTTGTCACGTTGTAAGTGACAGCGTCAAACGTCCCTGTGGTAAGGGTCAGAGTGCGGGCAGAGTTTAGGGACAACGCATCGGCAAGTTGGACGTTTGCAAGTGGGTGGTTGATGGTTACAGGACAGCCAAACTGAACGCCGTTGCTGGTGATGGTTTCTGTTGTGCCGCTGGAAAAAGTGATTGTCCCCGTTGTGCTGGATGACGTAACACCCGTGCCAAACTTCCAATCACCGTAAACAACGGGGGCGTTTGTGCTGGTTGTCAGCGTCATTGCACTGGTACGCAGTGAAGCGTCAAACGTGCCGATGTTCCATGCGGCGTTAATTGTGATCGTGCCTGTTACGCTACCAGCGGCTTCATCAAACACAGCAGTGTCTTGTGCCAGTGGGAAGTTGTTGATGTCAGGCGTTCCACCAGACCCTGGTGCCCAGGCCGTAGCACTCCAGTTTTGAGCGCCTGCAAGGTTCCAGTACACCGTCTTGGCAGCAGGGAATGTGATGCCCGTATTGCCGCCGCAGTTACCAGCCCGAGTGGGTGATGCACCTGATGCTGCGCCAGCAAGGTCAATGTCGCGGAAGTCGCAGTCATTGGCAGAGATGGCGTTGACCGTCAGGGTGCGCTGAGTGCCGATGGTGTTTGAATATAAGAAAACGCGGCGTGTTGGGGTTGCGCCCGCGCAAGTTAAAGTTCCGTTGACTGTTTGATTATTATGAAATTCAAAAAATCTAACTCCATCTGTTGTTCTTGGAATAATAGATAGATTATTAAATGTATTTTGTCCAGAAATATACGGATTAGTCCCAGAACCACCGGGAAATGTTACTGACACATTATAAAATGTTAGTCCACCCCCAATCATTGTCGGGGCTCCTGTAAATGTTATCTGTGACGTGCCAGCATTAAATGTAAAGTTAGTTGCGTTAAAGTTTAGCGCCGAGCCGCTGGTGGATAGTGTTACAGTACTTGATCCAAGATTTACAGTCCGTACGTTAGTATTAGAGGACGATAAACTGCTGGCATTTACCGCATACCCCGCCGTAGTAAACGTACCGTTTGTCACCGTCAGCGCGTTTGACCCAATGTTTAACGCATCAGCAAGCTGTACTGTGCCGCCGTAGGTGTCAATGGTGATGGGGCAGGAAAATGTTTTACCTGCGCTGGTGATGGTTTGGGTGGTGCCACCGGAGAAGGTAAGCGTAGCCGTTCCAGTAAATGCGGTGCCAGAACCGTTTGCCCAAGAGCCGTAACAAATTACACCTGCACCAAAAGAAAACGTCATGGCGTTGGTTCTGCCAGACATATCAATCGTTGACACATACATATCGCTGGCTGTGAACGATATAGTTGCGCCTGTATTTAATCCAGTATTAACAATTGTTGCTGTATCTTGTGGAAGTGGAAAGTTATCTGTACTTACTCCGCCTCCAGAAGATGTTGCCCAAGCATTTGAGGCCCATGCTGCACCACCAATGTTATTCCAATACACCGTCTTAGGCGTACTGAACGTAATGCCCCTGCACTCACCGCGATTGCCAATGCGTGTTCCGCTGATAGGGGCTGCTGTGCCACGGACGTACAGGCCACGAAAGTCTGCGTCTGTCAGGCTTGGGGTAGAGTTGACCACCAGATCAACAGAAATGCCGTAAGTGGCCGATGCAAAGAATACGCGCCTGTTACCTGCTGTGCCTGTGGTGGACAGTGTGCCGTTGATGGTTTGTTGGGAGTCGAAGGTAACTGTGCTTACGCCAGCAGAGGCTGGTCCAGTGGCGGTAAGATTGTTGAATGTGTTAACGCCTGTAATGGCGCGAGTAGCAGCCGTAGTGCTGGTGAAGGTAACGTTATAAAACGTCAGACCCCCAGAAGTGATGTTTGCGCTCCCTCCCCCGATATTTATTTGCGAGGTTCCAGCGTTAAAAGTCAGGTTTGTAATAACCGCCGCACTAAAGGCCGTACCTGCGCCGACCGTGGTTGTTACAGTACTGCTGCCTAAGTTAACGGTCCTGACCGAAGTGCCTGTTATTACAAACGAAAGGGCGGATATGTTGTAATTTCCGGTGTTAAAAGTGCCTGCACTAATTGACACGCCTACAGAAGCGCCCATTGTTAAAGCACTGCCAAGCGTCCAGCCGCCGCCTGATCCGTTAAAAGTGACAGACGCTGAAATCGTAACCCCGTTGGTTGTGACCGTTCTGCCTGTGCTGATAGAGGTAAAGGTAATAGCTCCGGTGGAACTCCACACCGTGCCTGCCAACAGCGACATGGAACCGCGAATGTCCAATGTGGGGGATGTGCCCGTAGCAAACGTCACCGTACCTGCTGACACCGTAATGTCCAGACAGGCCAATGCGCCCGTCATGGTAACGGTATAGGTTCCCGCTTGGTCAAAGAAAACGCTGTCCGCTACGGTTGGGACAGACGCACCACTACCCCCGCCAGAAGTAGCAGACCAGTTTGTTGTGCTGGTGGTGTTCCAAGTGCCAGTACCACCAACCCAATAGCGATCACTCAAGGTTATTCTCCTTGTTCAGGAGGCGATTCTACGGGTGGTGGGTTTACGATGGCAATCCAGTTATCAAACCGCTGCTGCTTCATTGCTTGAATTTCAGCGTCGGTCATGCCGTGGTTCTCAGGCAGATGAAGGGCGTCCCGAAAGACGCCGTACTGGGAGTCAAACTCGAAGTCAATTTTGAGCATCCCCTACTCCATCATCCTGCAAGTGAAAACTGGTAGGTAACATTCAATGTATCGCCCGATACCACATTCCTGTCACCGGGCGACTGGAAATCAGCAGCGGAGAACAGGGTTCCAGTGGAACCACCAGCGGTGTTGTTGCTGGTCAAGAACGCACCGCCCACCGTCTGAGTAGCGTTAATGCTAAACGAAGCAGGAGATGCGGTATTGGTCACTACCGAGGGGTTGGCGTTGGTAGCAGCGGCAAAGGTAGCTGTTGGGCGATTGCCTGCGTACGGAGTGACTTCAGTCCAGCCAGCGTGGGAGGCCATTGTGTCACCAGCGGCTGGTGTGTTTGATGCACCAGCGCCATACAGGCCGATGTACCAAGTGGTGATCTGAGTCGTGCTGGTCAGGGCCGTGCCTGCCATGTACTGAAGACCTACGTTTACCACAAGGTTCTGGGACTCAGCGGTCCATTTCAGGATGCCGTCTTTGTCATAGCATTCCATGCGGAAGCGGCCAGTGGCTTTTGCCACCTCGGTGTTTTTTGTGCCAGCAATCAGACCGCCAGAGATGGAGTCAGAGGCTTTTGCAATTTCGTAAGACATGAGATGCTCCTTAAGTTACGCGGATTAAAGCAGATGTACTTGTGTTTGCGGGCATCTGCACAGTAAAAGTTGTCGTTGAGGTTTTGTCAGACCCAAAGTCAAGAACACACACCGCACCGTTGTCGCCGGGAGTGTAGATCAACGCGCCGCGAGCCGTGATGTTCCCCGTCCACGCAGGGGACGAAAAGTTGATATACGTGGTGCTGCCCGTAGCGGCGGTCTGGCTTGCAATCGTAGCCGTAACGAGCTGCCCCCCAGCAACGTAGTTGCCGCCCGTGGCTTCGCCCACCGTGGTGTATGCGGTAGTCGTCTGATCCAGCGTAGCCGTGTTGGTGTACAGCGCCAGATAGAACGTGTCTGTGGCGAAGTTGATCGTGCCGTTGGCAAGGCCCGACCGCAGCGTGTTGCAGGAGTAGTTGCCGGTGAGGGCCATCACTGAACCCCGTTATTCTGTGGCAAGGGCATAACACGCGCCTGCCCGCTGCGGTACGCATCGCTGCGCTCCAGCCCATCACCCAGTCGTTTGGCCAACGCAAGCGCTTCTTTGTACTTGCCATCGTAGAGCGCAACCATGTCAGTTTCGCCCTTCATAAACGTATATGCCTCGACCAGCGAACCGTAAAGCAAGACGGAGTCAAAGTTGTCGCCCAGCCAAGTCTGACCGCTGGAGGCCGTTGTGATTGACTCGGGGTAATAGTAATAGTGCAACTCGACACTGTAAACAGCATCCGGGGTTGGCCCCAGAATAAACGACAGTTCATCAGTGATTACAGCCCCTGCCGTAGTCGGGCCAAACAGCGCGTAGTACTTGGGGATGGCTGTGTCGTTGGGGCTTGGGTATGCCTGCCGGATGAAGTTCACATCCTTGTTCAACAGGTACTCATACGATCCGCCACTGATCACCGCCATTGAAAAGACGGCCAGAAAATCACCGGGGCAAGACAGATATTTGTTGTTCTGTGATGTTGAGCCGGTGACGTTCTTGCGCAGCGAGGGAAATTGGACCGTGTTGTAGATGCGCTGCTCTGCCTGCTTGATGAAAGTATTGAGCTGTGTCGTTGAAGACACCGCACTTCCACTGGCAAGGTACGTATCTGGAAATGTGTTTTCCGTGTACGACTGGATCGCAGCGATCAACTCGTTGTAGGTCATGCCATCGGGCCCCTAGCCATGACGCCCTTAGTGGCACAGCCCGTGCCACGGATTTTGATGCCGCTGGTTTTCATAGGCGGATAGTCCTGGCTGCGGATGTTGGCCACAGACACGTTGGCCTTGCGCATGGTCGTCTTGGCAGGCTCTTCACCCACCACAACATTGGCGACCTTTTTAGGAGACTTGTATGTAGCCATTTCAGGCTCCTTTGCGGCCAGGGGATTTCTGGTTGGCGATCTTGGCCATATTGCGTCCCATCTTAAGCATGTCGCTATTGGTCTTGCCGCCAGCACGCATTTTAGTCAGCGGCTGACCGGGGTGTTTGGCTTTCTCGTGCTTGTGCACCGCTTTTTTCGCGTCCATGATTGACTCCTTATGTCGTTGCTACCGTAACTGTACCAAGGTTCACAGTCAAAACCAAGTTGTTTGGGGTGAGTGCAGCATCAAAAAAGCTTGATCCGCCCACTGGGTTCCACCCCCACTGAAATATCCGACTGCCGCCAGTGGCTGTACCATCCTCATCTGGGTCCGTGCCGCTAACGTTTGAAATCTGCAAACCACTGTTGCCGCCCAGCCGGTACGTAATATCTGGCCTTGGGTTGCGCACTGCCTGCGGGTCCTCCACCGGGTACATACCCAACTGAAGCTGTGGATGGTCTGGGTCCCAGCAAGCCGGGCACACCAACATGTTCACGTTCTTCGTCTTGAGCGTGTAGGTCTTGAGCTCCTTGAGCTTGAAGCGAAAGTTGCAGCGGTCACACTGCGCAATCGCATACTTACCGGACGAAAAACGATTGGGCATTAGAACGCCCCAGCGATGTACTGCCTACGCGGCACAAACCGCACCGCCGCCTTCTCATGATCTTCCTGCGAGGCCAAGTCCCAAGCCTCGTCATACTGCTGCTTGAGAAGCTGAATTCGATCCAGTGCACCGGGCACCTTGAGCGCCATGTAGTACGACAGCCCCGCAACCATGCAGGGGATGAACCTGAACGGAACGTCCATGACGTTGACACCGCCACCGGCATCCTGAACCCGACGCATGCGCCAGTACACAAACTGATACGTGGGGTTGCCCACAGTGCCCTGATCCGGCGTTGGCCAGACCGTAATGCGCGGTGTGTTGTTGATGTACGCCGCAGTGCCAACAGCGGGGGTGGTCTGACTGGTGCCGTTCTGTGCCCGGAAGACGCCGCCAAGCTGCGTGCTGCTATTGATCCAGCCGTAATAGATCGTCTCGGTGCCGATGTTAAGGTAGCCCAGCGTCGGCAGGTTGGCCGTGGACGAGAGCGTCAGGGTTTGCGCTCCGGTGTCCGCACTCTGGTAGGTGTAGCCCGTGGGGGAAATCTGTCCGTCCAAACGCTGCACCCAAAGCTGGATTGGCCGGGCTTGCGTCAACTTATTTGGGATCGTTGCGTAGGTAGAAACACTGATACGCGTGATGGTCAGGTCAGCCTGATTGGACTGCTGGTTGGGCTGGGTGCGAATTACATGATCGAGCAGGTCCACCGTGTCGGTAGGCAGCGTGTAGGTGTTCAAGCCTTGGACCAGCGGGATGGTGCCCTGCTCAAACGTCCACATGTTGATGCCACGGTTGGCCCAGTCGGCAAACATCAGGTTCATGGAACGGCGGGCCGTGCGCAGGTCGTAGCCCGTGCGCATCTCAGCGCCCACGCGCTCAAACGCCTCCTCGACGATCTCAGTCAGATCGAGGTTAAAACCTGCTGCGCCGGATGTGGTTGCCATTACCTATACCCTGCTGTTTTCTTGGCTATGCCTTTGGGCTGCGCAACGAATTGCTTGCCCGCCTTCTTGCCCGCCCGTTTAGCCCTTGTTGTGGCAGCATACTCAGCGGGTGATAGCGCCTTGATGGCTTTTTCAGGCAGATACCGCTCACCCGTCTTAGATGATGGCTTACCGGACTTAGTGCGCCATTTTTGGTCACCCCAGTCCTTGAGCGATTGCTGCGGGTCTTTCATCTCAGTCTCGATACCCGCCGCCAGCGGCTTTGTACTTTTTGGCAACAAGCTGGGCTTTGCGAGCCGACCACTGGCCTGCGCCAGTGCCGTGGGTAGCCGCAGATTTCACCTGTGAAACAATCTTCTTGCGAAGACCGGGCTTGGTGTAGTTGCCTGCCGCGTTGACCTTGCCACCCTCGGCGTACTGCGTGAAGTCAGTGTCGTCGCGGCGTGCTTTACGCACGCCACCGGGCATCTTGGAGGGGTTGATGTCTCCCATCCCACGGCTCGGGCGCATCAGTACACCTGCGCCTTTCGGGCACCGCGAGCTTTGCCCCAGCCCCGGGCTGCGCCGCCCTTTTTCATGGGCTTGGCCACGGCACCGACATTGCCCACAGAAGCGGCCTGGGCAGCTTTGGCGGCCTCAGCCTCCGCAGCAGCATCCAGGGCTTGTTGCTTCTTGTAGTCCCGGGCCATCATCATGGGCAGGATACCGCCCACGCCAGAAGCCATCAGGTCGGATATTTTGGGCATTTCAGCAGGTCTTTCCGCCAGACTTCATGCCCAGGGGCTTGCTGCCGGACATCTTGACCATCGTGCCTTTGGTCTTGCCTTTGGTGGCCATGCCGTCTTTGCTGGGAGCCGCCGTTTTGACGGTGCCCATCTTGGCCGTGGTCATACCGCCGCCAGCCATCTTCTTAGCCGGTGCGCCTTTTTTCTTGGCCATCATAGCCATAAAACCTGCGTTCATTTTGGAAGCCATAGTGTCACCACCTTTTGAAAAAAACTCTTGTCCACCTTGATTGGTTTTGGGCTTGTTGATGGCCTGCGCATTTGCACGGCTACCCGACCCAAACTTCTTGCCCCGGTCAGCAGAAACAAATTCCTGCCCAACACTCTGTGGGACGCCAGCCTTCTTGGCAAACGCGGGGTTGTTGGCCACCGCCGCCATGAAGTTGTGTTGTGCCTTACTCTTGCTTGGCATCGTCAGTTTTCTTTCTGCGGAAAAGCGTGTAAAAGTCTTTCCCGGTAGCCATCTCGTAAATACGCATGGCACCAACGATTGCGCCGATCAAGCCAAACAGCGGCGTGAGCATATTCAAAAAAGCGCCAACAGTGCTAAAGATTGCCACCACATCCAGCACGTTTTTGACGGTATCATGGTTCTGGCTCATGTCAGCTTATCGCCTCGTGTTTGTTACAGTACGCATCCCAGTTTGGATGATCTGCTGAAGCATACAAATATTGTGCTGCAAACTCAAGCAGTGTTGGGTCATCCCTGAAATGCCCGAGGCCCCTATTGCAGTGATTGCACAACATACCGCGAATCTTACCGCTATGGTGATTGTGATCTACCACCAACGGCTCATTAGCGCCGCAGATAACGCATTCATGCGTTGTGGCTTTAAGCTCTTTAAGCACTTCGTCAGAAATCACTGCCCGAAACTTGCCCCGGTTGATGCTACTTCTGTACGTTGCACGGCAAGCCCGGCACCAGCTATCAAACCCATTCCGCTTTTTGTTGTGCGGTGGGAAGAATTCTGAGGTGCTGGGTTTTTCGTTTTTGCAACGTGTGCAGGTTAGCAGTTCCATGCTTTAAGAGACAACGCCTTGCGGGTTGGCTTCCCTTTTTCGTCTTTCATCGGCCCCGGCATCCCGGACATTCTTGCGCAAAAGGAAGCACGGCGTCCTTTGTCTTTTTCTGTCTTGGGGTGAGGGGCTGGTGGCTTGAGCCCCGGCTTGCCGGGGTTGGCCTTGTTGTAGGAGGCTCGCCCCTTGGCGTTGAGTCCGCCCTTGGGGTTCTTGCCTTCCTTGCGAGTCCATGCCGGTGACTTAGCCATAGAACACCGTTACTTTAGCTGCATTGGGTGCCGTGCCGGGTACAGTGACGTGTATATCCGTCGTAAACAAAATCCCCTGCCCTGGAATGGGTAGCGCAATTGGTTGCGTACCTGTACCAATATTAAATCTCAGACGGATAGTGCCAGAAGCTCCCCCATCCCTGAAAATAATATCGCCCGCCGTTCCGCCCGATATGCACTGATATCCCTTCAACCGGAAACGCCCAGACACTACTGTGCCCGTATCTTCTATATGAGCGGATAGAACGTCTGTTTGCATCGTCATGATGCTCTCCTATTAAGAAGGAGTAACAGCAGTTGTGCCGTCAGCGTTGACCCAAGTGCTAGTAGCAGTTGCGCCAGTTGCAATCTTCAAAGTACTAAGGCTAGTATTGAAAACAATGGTGCCAGCAGCTTTGCCAACAGTGTTAACAGTCGAGGTGGCAGATGCAATCTCAGCAGTGGTTGCAGTTGTAAGCTGAACATAACCAGTTGTTGCATCAAGATTGCCAGTGACAGTGCCAGTCACATTGCCAATCACGTTGCCGGTTACGTTGCCAGTCACGTTACCAACAATAGATCCGATAAAACCATTGGTCGAAGTAACCGGGCCGGAGAAGGTCGTTGAAGCCATAATGATTCCTCACATGCGAGTACTGTGGGCGTTCTGTCTGCATGTCGTCAGCCGGGACTGTCAGAAACGCCGGGAACCCCGGGATACGAACAATATACACCAAAAGAAAAGGGGGCACAAGGCCCCCTTTTCTATCTCATCAGGACGAACCCTGAGAGCCCCACATACCCAGAGGGTCAGACCAGCCGAAGCTGTAACGCTCGCGGGCCTTGTAGCGGACGTTGCCGGTGTCAAAATCACCATCCATCGAGTTAGCCAGAGGCATACGCTCGAAATGCTTCATGCCGTTGGGAACGTCGGTGGTCAAATACCAGCCGTTCGGATCGGTCAAGAAGTGGTTGACGGTGTAGCCTTCGGGGATAGCACCCATCTGCTTCAACGCGTTGATGTCGTTGTCAGCAGTAGCCACACGCAGCTCGGTGTCAAGCAGACGCTTGGCAACGAACATCAGTGCCGGAGGGATCACCATCTTACGGGGCTTGGCTGCGATCAGCAGGCCACGCTCATCGGTCCACGCAGCGATCTGAATCACAGCGTTTTCCAGGGCGGTCTCGTTCAGATCAACGCCAGTGGTCGGGCTGTTGAAGTTGACACCACCAGAGGTCAGCGGATGGCCAACACGAGTGCTGGAGCTGTTGTTGCCGAACAAGGTGACGCCGTCACCGCCGAGGTACGAGCCATTGAAGCCGTTGTTGATAACGGCAGCGGCCTTAACCTGCTTGGTGTAGGCCATAGCACGGGCCAGAGCTTTGGTGTAACGAGCAGACAAGCTGTCGTACAGGTTGTCCTCAACCGCCTCTTCGGTGATTGAGAAACCCAGAGCAATGGTCTCATGGGTGTAGCGGGCGGTGAACGCTTCCTGTGCGTTGTCGTAAGCGATGGCAGAGCCCTCGTTCTTGACAGGTGCAGCAGAGAAGCCAGCCAGCTTGGTCTCTTCTTCAAAGCTACGCTCCGATTTCTCGGTCTCGTAGATTTCCTTGTGCTCTTCGCCGTAGCGGGCGTACTCCATGCCGAACAGGGCGTTCAGACCTGGGAGCAGCTCTTTGAGCAGTTGTGCGCGTGAAATAGCCATTTTTCAATACTCCTTACAGACCAACGGCGTTGGTGAAGCTGTGGTAGCCGGGGTTGATCTTCACATAGACATCAGTGAAGGCGTCGCCCACAACCGAAAATCCCTGCACGTTGGGGAAACCCACAACACGGAAGGCCGCAGTGGTGGTCACAGCCGAGGAACCTGCCACGACAGAAGCCGTAGAGTTACCAGTGCTCGTGCTACCAGTTGCCACAGCGCCAGTGCTGAAGAACAAGTTTGCGCCCACAGCGGCTTGCGTCACAGAGCCAGCGGACTGGACCTGAAACACGACGTTGGGATCGTCAACAACCTGAGCCTGAACCACGCCGGTGGTGCCAGTGGGGTAGTACTGCGAGAAAATCAACTGCCCTTGCGCGTTGAAGAACGAGCAGCCAACGAACACGCCCACGATACCTGTGTTAGCGGTACCCACGGGGAAGCCGTTAGTCGTCGCGTCAGCGCCGGTTGCAGTTGCCACAGCCAAGTAGCCGTTTGCATTTACATACACGGGCGAGCCGTTGAAAATGTTTGCGGCGGTGCCTGCGGGGTCAATGAGATAAGTACGGGTTGCACCTGCATATGGGGTGCCACCCAACTGATTTACGGGCTTAAGCCCGTAGGGGGCTGCTACTGATGCCATTTAAGGACTCCTTGTTACTTTAAACCAGAACCAAACCCGGCACCGCGTGTCGTGGAGGATTTTTTCTCCGAGAACAACGGCATACGCGGGTCATTGTTACGCAAAAAGTGGTTATCCACTGAGTCCATCTGTCCCTGAGCTTGCCGGTTGTAGTACTCCTGGCGGGCACGGTAGCGTTCAACGGGCATCTTGCAAAGCATCAACCCACCAATTTCCACGTTGCCAGTTTTCTCATTACCCATGAGCATCAGTTCTGGATGGTCTGTTGCTTTCACCGGCTCCCAACCCTCACGCATCTTTTGGGACACGTTTGTGGGGTTGGCCTGTCCCAGAATGTGAGTACCAACCCAGTGGTACGTCCATCCCGGCTCAGGTGTCGGATCAGGCAGGTTGCTCGGCGGTACATACACTGCACGAGCGGATTTGTCGCGTGACTTCAGGTCACGAGCTGTACGATCTTGAGATTCAACCATTTTGGGCCTCCAGTTTCAAAACTTCCTGTGCATACTTTTGCGGGTCAAGATTAAAGCGTTTAACCAGCGCGGCTTGCGATGGCGTAAGCTCAACCTTTCTCTTGCCGGTCGAACGACTGGCGGGAGCCACAACAGATGCAGGTTTTCTAGCCTGAGACGCTTGGGAACCTTGCGACCGTGGCTTGTCGTCCTCCCCGAAAACTTCGGGAAACTTGGACTTCACGCGAGCGTCAATCTGCTCGAAATACTCATCAGTGCGGGGATCGACCCCGTTGTTGACTAGCTTTTGATGCAGCCCTAGTGCGTAGCTGGTAATTTCCTCAAACCCGTCGGAGCCAAACCACTGGTTTTTTGCCTGCCAGCGCAGTGTTTTCTCGTCGGCCCGAACCTGTTGGGGTTGCGGTTGGTAGCTTTGTACATCTTCTTGCGGCTGTTGTAAAGCGGGTGCTCGCATATTTTTTGCACTTTGCGATTCCCACTTGGCTTCAGCCAGCGCTTCCTGGGCAGCAATTATGGCGTCAGTATCAAACGCCTCTTGCGCCGCCTTGAGTTCCCGCCGGGCTTTTTCTAACTTGGCTTCTGCCGCCTGTTGAGTAAGCGTCATATACTGGGCGGTGCCCGCCTGTACATACTGTTTAAGGCGGTTGTTCTCGTCCACCATCGCATGCGCAAGCCGCTCAAGCTCTGCTTTTTCGCGGGCCAGCGATTCTTTTGCCCGGCGCTCGTCGTGACGGGCGTGGGTCAGCTCCTTCAGACGTTTTTTGACGCCCTCAGTGTAGGTATCTAGCTCGTCGTCGGTGGGGTCTGAGACCTCCCGCTCCAACGGTTTACGGCCCCGGTCACGCTCGGGGGTGTCATCGACAATCTCAATTTCGACATCGCTTTCGGCGGTCGTAATCTCAATTTTGTCGTCGTTGTCGTTGTCGTTTTGCTCGTCTGGAAACTTAAAGTCGTTTGCCATGATTGCTCCTTATGCGCGGGTTATTCCTCTCGGGTCTTGCACCACTGCGTCCACCTGATCGTCATTGATCAGCCGGAACTCCTTGCCATATATCTTGAACCGCGTGCCAGAGTATGTACGCACCAAGATAAAGTCGCCTTCCTTGCACCAAGCGCCGTTGGGAAACTTGGACGCGTCTTTGTACGCGTCGGGGCCGACTTTCAAGACGAACAACACCGTAGTAGCGTGCTCTTCTTGTTTGAGAATGGACGTTGGTTTGACCAAGTCCAGCTCCGTGCCGTCGAGTTTCTCTGAAACGTCAGGCACTATGCAGAGTAATTTCCACCCAGTCGGCAGAGGTAAGCTGGTGGCTTTCTCTTCCGCAGGCGCTTCCTTTTCAGGCGCGGCTTTTGGTTGGATGGTCGGGGGCAGGCTGATGCCTGGGGGCAAGAGAATTTCACTCATCGGCTTTTTCTACTTTCTCTGCAAGGTCAAGGACATAACGCTCTGCAAGGGCAAGACCCTGAATCACCCCGCAGAGTTTTTGGTACTCATCAAATGAGCGACATGCTCCGCCTGCCAAGTCATCGGCGTAGTTGTTCATGTCAATGCGTATCTTCTCGCGCAGTACGCGTGCGAAATCTTGGATCATTTAGTTGGCTTTCCACGTTGTTGGTTTCGTTGCTGAAACATTTGTGCCCGGTGTTTGGCAATATCTACTCCCATGCGGGTACCTTCTCGCTGCTCGTCAAGAGCAAGCTTGTCGGCTTTGAACGCGGCATCTACTTGCATCTGTTGCTTGCGAATTTCCAGCTCGTCTGCTTTTGATGCCGCCTGCACAGCCATTTGCTTTTCCTTGAGCTGAGCATCTTGAGCAGCGGCCTGTGCCTTCATCTGCACCTCTTGGGCCTTGATCTGCACCTCCTGGGCGCGAATCTGTAGCTCCTGCTGCTGCATCTGGATGAGGGGGTCTTGCTGCTGTTGCTGGGCCTGCTGTTTGGCCGCCATTGACTGGCTCTGCTGGAGCACCTGCTGAGCAGCTTGGGCCATCATGGCGCTGAGCTGGATCTCAATCTCCGGCGGCAGCTTCTCGTCGGGCGGCGGCAGGGGCATACCAAGCTGCTGCTCGATCTTTTGGCGGTAACCAAACCCAACGTGCTCGGCAATGTGGGCCATCATCGCAGCCTGAATCTGCGGCGCTTTGGGGTTCTGCCCAATGAGCTGCATGACGATGGGGTCCTGCATGGCCGAGGTGTGGACCTTAATATGGGACTCGTGGTCTTGGTACTGAAACGCCTTGAGCGGCTCGCCTTTGAGCGCAGCCATGTTCTCTGAGACCGGGTCTTTGGGCTTCTGGTCGTCCTCCAGCGGCACCAACTCGGCAGCGTTCTTGATGCCCAGCACCTCCAGCATGCCTCTGTGTAGCTTGGGCAGGTCGTAAATGTCCGGTGCCATCTGCGCCATCTGGATCACGGCTTGGTACTGGACAACGCGCTGACTCATGGTCGCTGCGTTGGGGTCGCTGACCGGGATGATCTCTACGTGGCTGTAGTCACCCTTTTTGGCTTTGCGGGGCGCATCGACCGGCTCGTAGTCGTAGCTGTCATCCGTGTAATCCCTGATAAGCCCGGCCAGCAGCTTTAGCTCCTGCTTGAACGAGAAGTGCAGCCGCGCAGAGACCGCCGTCATGACTTTAAGCTGGCGCTCCAGCAGCGCCAGGGTGGTGCCCACCGGAGCCTGCGCCGACATGTCCGAGACCTTCATATCTGCCGTGGCGGCAAACCTGCGGCCTTCCTCGACGATCTTGTCCATGAGCGCTGCCAGGACCGCGCTGGGCTCCTTGTAGGGCAGCGGCAAGATGTTGTCGCGCAGAGCGCCCGAACCGATGTCCACATCCCTAAATTCGCCCGGTGCGATGGGCGTATCGTCGCCTTTGATCCTCAGACCCCGGGTTTTCAGCCCGCCTGGCAGGTTAGATAGCGTGCCTGCGTCCACCAACTGGCGCATGATGCTTGTTGCGCTCTTGGCATAGCCCCCGATCAGGTGGAACAGCCCGAAGCCATAGGCCCCAAAGCCGGGGATGTACTGGTAATGGACAAAGTGCTGGCGCTTGAGGCACAGATCGTCGTCTTCTTTCCAGTTCCTGCGCAGCGCCAGCACATCGTTGCTACCTTTTAGCACCGTCATCACGTACGGCAACGTGATGCCAAGCGGTTGGCCGTCCTCGTCTACTTCAGTGTGCTCGTCGCCCTTGACCACGAGGTCCACATGGCTCTCATACAGGGTGTAGCGGTCGTCGTTCAGGTCCGAGAACCCAGTCTCTTTGTCCTTGGCCTGCTGGATGTCGGTCTTGCTCTTGTCCGGGTCGGGCAGCACGATGTCGCGGTAGAACCCGGCCTGCTGCAGCTTGATGATCTCGCTTTTTGTTTTTCTAAGCGTGTGCGTCACCCGGTAGCAGGTGTCCAGATCAGTGGCCCCGTACGGCAAGATGATGTCTTCTGCCGGTATGAACATGCTGACCTGACGGCCCAGGTTGGGATCGTAGTAGACCTTCTTGAACGCAGAGCCTGTGGCGGGCAGGCTCCAGAGCATGCGCTCATGCTCAGGCCGGAACTCGCGCATGACCTCGGTCAGCTCGTAGTTCATGTCATCCTGCACCCGATCAGCGGCCTCGTTTTTTTCAGGCGTTTGCTTGCCCAAGATTTTGGTCTTGACCGGGCCTTGGGCCGGGAAAGTCTCCGTGATGGACTCGGACTGGAACCTAACCACCGCTTCTGTGATCATCGGGTGGAACACACCACATGCGCCGTCCCACGGCTCCGTGCGCTCCTCATACTGCAAGCCCAGGAGTTTTAAGCCCTGCACGTAGGATTTCTCCCACTCACTGCGTGAGCCAAGATCGTTTTTAATGTCGTCGGCCAGATCACCGGCCAGCGTTGCCAGCTCACCCTCGTCCAGCTCTTCGGCAAGGTTGGCATCAAAACTGTCCTCATCCTCGTCGCCTGGGCGGATGCTCAGGTCCATGCCCCCTGCGTGGATGTTGACCTCCTCTGGGTCAATGATCTCAATCTCGATGGGCTCCTCGTCCTGCGCAAGCGCCTCAATGCCTTTGGGCTGCTGGTACAGCGCTTTGTCAATGTTCGTGGCCATGTCGTGTCCTTAATAGTACGCCGCAGAGCGCCTGCGGAAGAATTTCGGCTCATCCTTCTCGTCGGATGCCAGCGAGATAAACCCACCCTGTCTGAACCTGAGCAGCGCTTGGGAGGTAGTATCGACAAAGTCATCGTTCTCGCCGTTGGGAAAGGACGCAACCTCCTCGATTACTTCGCGTGCCCAGCGAGTATCTGGAGCCCACACTGTACCTGATGCAAACAAATCCGCAACCGCGTTCAGACGCACAATCTTGTCGTTACCCCGGCTTGGGTTTGTCTCCTGCACAGGTATACCCATGCGCCTGAGTTCTTGAATCAGCGGGGCACCGGCAGCTTTCTTCTCCACAATAAACGCGTCTGGCTCCCACTCTTTATAGTGCTTGAGCGCTGCAGCTTTTAACTCGGGAAACTGCATCCTGTCTTTGAATGCGTCGAGCAATATAACCTGTGCGGCGTCGTTTTCTTCCTCGTTGTAGAACACGCCCCAGGTCGTGCATGCACTATAGTCGGCGCTGGTTTTGGCTTCAAACGCCGTGTCCCAAGACTGGATAATATAGTCGCACCTAGGCGGCTCTTCGCTTGGCCATATGCGCCATGATTTGCGGCTGATGATTGCCGCTGTGTTGGATACCGGGTTTTGCATGTACTGGGCGTTCCAGTACTGAGGGTCCAACGACAGCTTCTTTTGCTTGAGCGACTCAAGCGGCCACTGCTCTGGCCAAAGGCTTTTCTCGTTCTCGGTGTCCTCGTGCAAGATGGCGGGCAGCTCCACCACTTCCCACGGATCAGCGTCGGGGTTTTTGGTCTGGTAGTCCAGCAGCCGCCCGGTCAGGTCCAGTTTGCCCCAGCGCGTCATGATGATTATGATCGCGCCCCCTGGCATCAAGCGCTGGAGCGGGCCAGTCTGAAACCACGACCACGCGGTATCAAACGCCAAGCGGCTGTTGGCCTTTACGTCCTGCTCCGAGTGAGGATCGTCAATAACGAAGAGATCAGCGCCGCGACCGGCAAGAGCACCACCCACACCAGCAGCGTAATACTGACCCCCAGCAGAAGTAGACCACTTTCCCGCAGCTTTTTGGTCGTCAGCCACCCTAGTGGTGGAGAAAAGTTCTTGGTAATCATCGCCTTCAATCAAGTTCCTGACCCGGCGTCCAAAGTCCTCAGACAAGCCCGCCGTGTGCGTTGCCATGATGATTTTCTTTTCCGGGAAGTTGCCCAGAAAGAAAGACGGGAACAGGTAGGACGAAAACTCGGACTTACCCATCCTTGGCGCGATGTTGATGATGACCCGGCGCTTCTTGCCGTCGATCACATCCTTGAAAATTTTAGCCAGCTTCCTGTGGTGGGGCCCCACTTTGAACCCGGGGTAGACCGCCTTGGCAAACTCAATCATGTCGCCCCGGGCCAGCCCACGCTGGCGGTGCTCCGTCGCCTTGTCCAGCAGCTCCAACGCCTCAAGCTTCTCCTGCGCAGTAAGCTGCGAGAGATTCATGAGCAGCGCCTTGGCTTGCTCAGGCGTCAGCGGTGGGTTGGTCGTCACTAGGATTTTCCCCAACAGGGCATACGTCTTCTATATCTTCTGGCGCAATGTCCGTGATATCCATGAACTTGGCCAGCTTCTCCTTGAGCTTCTTGTCGATCTCTTCTTCCGTGAGGTCCGTCTTCTTGACCTCAATCTTGTCTGTGAATAGCCCAACCTCGGTGACCTTGCCAAGCAACCCAAGCGCCTTGAGCCGGATGTTCGCGTTGGGGTTTTGCGTCTCTTCCACCAGCTTGGCCACCGTGTACCCGCGCAGTTCTTTGGCTTGCTGTACAAATTCCCAGTCGTATGCGGTGAGCATACCAACAAGGTGGCGCACGGCTGCGGGGGTTTCAATCTGGGCGAGCTTGTGGTGGGCCGCGTCGTCCTGGGTGACGACAGCGTTGAATGCTTCGCGGGCTGTGCGCTGCTCAAGCGCTGAGACTACCGTGTCGGTGTCCGGGGAGCCCAAGGAGGCGAGGAAGTCTGCGGTGGATACCTGCGCGTCGATCACTTGCGCTGCAGTGTGCTTAGCTAAGGCTGCGCCCGCGTCGCTGTTGGCGACAACATCTGGCTCAAAATCCAATAAGTGATCAAGCATGTGCGGGTTTAGGCGTGAGCCCTTGCTTACCGATGCTGCATACTATACACTGCGCCGGGCAGTTGCCGCAAGGCATTTGCTTTCTCCTTGGGAATGAAACCCCATTGCGCCCCGCTGGGAAACCGGCGGGGTCTTTTTTTGCCTGTATTTGTCTAGCATTAGACAAAGATTATGCTAAATTTTTATAGAAATTTTTGGGGGTGGGTAAAAGGTAAGACGTAGGTATTACGGGGGATGTGGTAGCGGGTGCAAAACAGTGTTCATGTGACGTAGCCATGCCGCCGTCGATAAGGGCTGGTGGGGGTACGGTGGGGGTCAGAAACGGCCTTTCTACCCTGTTACAGAGAGTGGCTGATTGTGCCTCTGTGTTAAAATAGAGGCATCGGTTGGGGATTGGCCCCTTCCGGTATTCAACCATTGATAGGAGTACTTCCATGAAACAAGTAGACACATTCATTGCCGCCAACGGCACTGCATATCGCAAGGCATCCGCAGTGTTCAAGGCCATCGAGGCCAACGACTTTGCGGAGACGCTAGCAAGTGCTGGCATCGTTGGGTACGACATCCGGGTCTTTGCCACGATCTACGTGGCCAAGGCAACTGGGGTGAATCCTCACCCCAGTCAGCGCGGTGGCGCTCTGGTGTTCACGAAGGACAGCGCCGAGTACAACCGCGTCAAGTACCTTGCCGACGTTGCGATGGGCGTGCGCGAGGCCCGCGCAGCACGCAAGGCCAAGTCCAGCACTCGCGTCAGCCGTGAGGCTCGCACTGCTGCCAAGGCATTGATCGAGCTGTGCGGTTCTGTCGCTGCTGCCAAGGCTGCTCTGGCAGCCGTTTGATCTGGGGTTAACTTTTACCCCAGTTTTCCACAGCGGTTCGCCTGCGAGGGCGGGCCGCTGTTCCCCATCTTGTCCAACGACTTTTCCACCCAGCGCAACAAAGCCCACGTTGCACCCTTCACCTTTCCATTTTCAGGAGTTCACCATGTACGAAGTAGTCAACAAAGAAACCCGCGAAGTGGTGTGCACACACTTTGCATACGCACCACTGGAGGCAGAGTATGCCGACAGTGGGCACCTCTATTTCATCCGCAACGCCGACACGGGCGTTGAGTGGGAGATACCAACCACTGATTAAGTCAACTCTCTGAGCCTTGCGTGCAGGGCTCAGGGGGCGATCTTGCCCGAACCAACTGGGGTTAACTTTCACCCCAGTTTCATAGGAGAAACTTCCATGACAACCAAGCACACCGGCACCGTATCCATTGGCCAGAGAGAATTCTCTCTCTACGAGGAACTGCCCCTCGGCGAGCACCGCCCGGACTTCTGCATCTGGCGCGTCGTTGAGACCCGCACAGGCGAGGAGACAGCCCTGGCATCAGTCAACGCCCTGGAACGCTGGTTCCTTGAGCAGAGCGCCTACGCCGCCATGCGGGCAACCCATGTCCGCCATTAAAGACCACAACCTCAAACGCCTGCGCCAGATCAGGGACGAGATGTACACCAAGCTGCCCCCACAAGAGCAGCGGCGTATCGACGAGGCCCGGCAAGCCCGCCTTGCATGGCAGGCTTGGCGTAACAAACAGCAACAACTGCCGTTGTTTCACCAATGAGACCAAAAAAATCCGTCGCAAACTTTAACATCCGTTTTTCACATGAGCGCCAGCCGCTAACCCGCATGGTTGCTGGCTTGGCGCGTTTTTACCGCTATCTATCCATCTATAAAAAAACTATTAAGTAAGTAAAGAATGTTTAATATGCGCACACCACACGCCTACAAGTCTGTGCTGCAAAAATCTCTTAAAGATTCTCTTTGGTTAAAGCCCTTTCTGAAATACATGGATGACTGCGGCAGTTACGGCTCAAAGCTAGTGTTCATGCGGGTTTGCGGCTGGCACAGACACGCAAACCATGTGTTAAAGTATGCGACGGATTCTGAAATCCGTCCAAAAAGTGGTCAAAAACAGGAGTTAAAGTATGGAAAACGCCCTTAAAGCACGGTGGTTGAAGATGAGCGCAGCCCGATTGCGTACCCATCTGACCGTCAAGCTACGCTACCCCGAAGGCATAGCCGAGAGCATCATGCAGCAGGTCTACAAGCAGCGCGAAGCTCAGCGCAAGGTCTCGATCCACAAGACCATAGGCTTTGCCGCATGGAAAGAGCTGCTCGCCCCTGCTCGCACTGAGCTGGCCAATGTGCGCGTGCTCAAGGCCCAGCTAAAGAAGTCCCCGGACGACGAAGCTCGGTGGAACGTGCTGTGCCAGTACGAGAACTGCATTGCTGCGCTCATACACAAGTTAAAGAAAGTGCAGTACGCCGGGGAGCACACGC